GGTGGGATTGGACGGTCTCCACCATTTGATCCAGCCTTTACAGTTTTTCCCTCTTTTGGTTGTTTTTTAGCATCAACAATCAATTGATCCAATGATGTGAAGTGATACCCAAAAACATTTTCATAAAGAATAAAACCTGCTTGCTCTTTGCCAGTACTTCTAACTGATTTTTCACACAACCAGTTGACAGCGTTGAAAACTCTCCAGTTAGGGCAAACAAAATTTAGTTGGGCTTTAGTTTTTTCAGTAAAAACTTTCTTTTTAGTAAATGTTTCTTTTCCTAAACCAGGATACTTTCTTTTAGTCATTATCTCTAGAACATGTTCACTTGCAGTCTTTTTATCAAACTTTCCAAACACATTTGTCATTTCATTCCTTAGAAATTCTGGAGAAGCAAGATGTATAATATACACTGATCTTTTTTCTTGTCTCATGTAATCAGCAATTTTATAGCATTGTAATTTGTAGATAATTTTACGTTGGTTTTTTTGATTGATTTCAATCTCCCACATATCAGCACCATTGAGGGTGCTAATTACATCTGCAGAATCATCAAATGCAATTGTAGCAAAAACAGTCGGAGAATCTATTGACTCAGTAACAATAAACTCTTGAACAAAATCATTGAAATACTTCTGCCCAGTCGGAGATTGCCTATTTTCAAGAGAGATTTTGAATTCAATTTCTTCTGTCTTATCAAGAAATTCTTGTGCCATTATGCCATCCCACTATATCCAATTCCAGCAAATAATCCAAACCCAGGACGATATTTTTGAATATCGCTTATTTGTTGTTTACTTCCACCTGCTGCAACTGAAACTACTCCCCCTCCACCAGCAATGGTATTTATTGTACCTTGACTTTGATTAGCAATTGAGGCAGCAGCTGTTACTGCTGTTCCTGCTGCTGTTTCTGCTGCAGTAGATGCAGCGTTTGCTTTTAGTGCCTTATTGTCTGTAGAAGACTGTAGCACAGTAGATGTAGATGGAGGAGTTGCTGGTTTTACATTTGCAGGTGTTGGTGGTGCTGGGGGAGGAGTTCCTCCATATTTAGCACGTACAGTAGCAGCAAGAACTTTTTGTTCCAATTGCTCACCACTTAGTCCTGCTGCTTTTCCTTCCTCTCTAGCTTTTTTAGCTGCTGCAAATTCTGCATCTGTTGGAGTTAGATCAGTGCGAAGCATTTTTCGCAGTTGATCAATACTCATCTGTTCATAGTTAGTATTAGCAGGTTGTACACCTCCAGCAGGAGTTGGCGTCCCAGGTTTAGCAGGTTGTACACCTCCAGCTGGTGAAACTCCAGGTGATGCTGTTGCTGGAGGGGCAGGACCACCAGCAGTTGCTGATGTTTCACCGCCCAGAGATTTGATAGCTGTATCTAGGGCTTCCTTGAATGCAGCAAAAGGATCAGCAGGAGCTTCTTGACCACTACCTGGCGCTGCAGGACCGCCTGGTGAATCGGCGCTTGCAGGAGCATTAGGATCTAAAGCAGTTCCAAATCCAGATACTCCCCCCATTGCCGACAATACTTTAGCAGAATCATGAGCACGTTCTTTTTGCTCTCTTGGTCCCTGATCAGCAGGTTTTTCATAATTTTTCAATACCCAGTTTGATGCTGCGCCAACATCCTTTGTATTAGTAAAAACATTGGACATGTAGGTTTTGAATTCTTGTGCTAAAAATCCAATTGCTAATGGTAGTGTAGCACCTTTGTTCTTCCAATCAAAACCTTTACTCTCCATATACTTGGCAAATTTTTGCTGCCTATCAATAGAAGTCCATTGAGGTAGTGAATAACCAGTTCTTCCATCAAGTTTTAGAGGTCCTCTTTGCATTCCTGTGCCTTGTTTTCTATCTGGCACTAGAGAACTTTCTTGTATCAAATTACCAACAATACCTGCTGCTTGGTAATCTTTGATTTTTAGCATATTTTGCAAATCTTTACCAATATTAGCCCCCTTTGTAATCATCGGAGTCACTGCACCGCCAGCAGCAAATCCAGCACTCTTCAATGAGTCTATTGCTGTCTTCAATGCTGAACTAAAGTCTGCAGTTGGGTCAGGTGGTGGACCTCCTGGAGCAGCACCATTAGCACCTGGGGCAGCACCATTAGCACCTGGAGCAGCACCAGATACGCTATTTGGATCTGCAGCACTAGTAGCACCAAGACGTACTGCACTATGAAACTTCATCGCAGTAATGGGCATACTAGCGAGTTTATATCCAGCACTAGATGAGTTATGTACTGCTCTGCCGCCATCAATTGCAACACCAACGTGACCAATAACTCCGCCACCATAATCCCACATAACAACATCACCTGGTTGCACATTACCAGAATTTTTGATTACTGAGCCTTGATCAGAACCAAAACTATTTGCCATTCTTTTACCAGTAGGTAAAGATCCTGGCGTTCCTGGATCCAAAATCTTCTTAGTAACCTCTGGATTTGGTTTTACCCCAGCTTTTGCAAGCATGTCTCTAGTAGAATCTGCACACCCATTGGGCCAATATTTTTTTCCAATCATGCTTTTTGCAGCTGCAGAGATTTTACCACCATCAGCATAACCTTTTACACCATGGGACTTGAGTTTTCCCATCACTTCCGTCAAGTCTTTATCTGTTGCAACTAGAGAAAATCTAGAACCAGGACCAGTATCTCCTTTCCATTGAGAAGTTCCTCTAATTTTTGGCAATTCGTCCCTTTTTTCCATTATCTCTGGTGGTAAACCAAATGCAAACGCAGCAATTGAAGACATTTTTTTACTGTCAGCAGCAAATGCCTTTTTACCAATATCTTTTGTTATTGGTGTCTCTACTAATGGTTTTCCTAATGTTACTCCCTTTGCGGCTAAAGCATATGCTGTATTAGTAGTTTTTCCATCTAGATATGCTCTAATTTCTTCATACCCAGATTGACCTGGTTTTACTTTTTTAGCCAGATCTGGAAAGTTTCTAGCCCACTGCTGCATCGGTGTGAGGGCAGCATCTCCACCAGGAAGTGGTTTACCAATACTTACTGGTTTAGTACCTGCCTTCACTGGTGCTGCTGCAGCAGGTGCAGTTGCTGCAGAACCTGCTCTGGAAGGATCTGCTGCCATTGCTGGTTCAGGAGATTCAGTTCCCAGTTTCAACGCAGAAGTTACTGTAGCACTCCCTGGATCAACCATAGGAGTAGTAGGGGTAGCACCACCATCTGCAAATTTGTATCCAGCAGAGATTGCCTCACCCATGCGTCTACTAGTGAGGTTTTTATTACCTCTAGTTGCAGGAGTATCAAATGGAATTACATATGCACTACGATCTCCACCGCCGCCAGATCTAGTTGCAACATATTCGGTGCCATGACCAATAAACGATACTGATTTACCTCTATCAAGAGATACTGGATATCCAGTTTGAGGACCACTAATCCATCCACCCTCGGATCTACCAAAAAGTCTGCCTAAAGCACCAAAAACTCCACCAGGTCCAACTTTTCCAGGTCCAACTCGTTTAGCTCCAACTATCTTAGGTCCAACTAAATTTCTGCCACTACTATCCGTGACCCCCGCTCCTTGAGAAGCCGTAGTTTGTTCCGATACAGCTGCAGCTTTTGCTTCAGTTTTTGCTTGTTGAAGATCAGCTTTTTTCTTTTCTTCTTCACCCCTTTTTCTGTTTGGGCTTCCTTTGTTGGTCATTTGCACAACATTGGACTTCAATCCAAATGCAGATGCAACTGGGCCAATCATTGCTTTCAATACATTAGCAAGCATCCCAGCTCCAGGAATTACTCCTAGAACTTTGGTAAGATTAGTAAGAATACCGAGTGTAGCAAGACCAACTGCTTTGAGTGGTAGTTGTACTAATTTTGGCAGTAGTGATTGCTGTTTTTTGAAATCTTCTCCGCCAATATCACCAAGTGACGCTTTAGGTCTGCCTATAAATTTACCAAGATCCGATAATGGTTTGAATTTTGGTTTTTGGAAACCACCCAATGGTCCACCCATTGGCATACCATTAGGACCTCCAGTTGCTGGATATTTTGGAGGTAGTCCTTTGAATTTAGTAGCGCCAGAACGTCCACCTTCTGCAAGTTTTCTGAGTCTTCCACCCCTGGACATCTGTGGTGGTGGAAGTTCTGGCGCTACTGGTACTGAATCTGGAAGAATGCCACCAACACCTCCAGTTGGAGCTACTGGTGCAGCCTGAGGAGTAATTGGTTTTCCAACTGGAGTTGGTTTTGCATTTGGTGCTGGTTGAGGACCACCTACAGGTGATGGAGTTGCTTTGTCTTTTGCTTTTGTTTCAAGGTTACTTTCGGTTGCCTTGATGGCAGCCTGCATCTGCCGTTCGAACTCTTGGGTTTTCTTTTTCTGTTCGACTTCGCTTTTTGTTTCTTCATCAGTTACTTCACGTTCAGCATCATCAAGTTCCTTTCCTGTTTGACTATCAACTACTCTATCAATAAGAATTGATGTTCCTACAGATGCTATTAGACCAGCAGCAAGTCTTCCCTTACCACCTCTTAGTGCTCCTCTAGCAAAACCTCTTTTTACCCTTTTAGCAAGAGCTACAGAAAACTTAGTAAGTTGTGAGAAAAAGGTTTTGAATATCTTGAATACTGTTTTTACAACTGTTTTTGCTGCGGTTTTACCAAACAGTTTTCTAAATGCTATCAATGATGCACCAAGAGCAGCAAAGAATAGTCCAAGTTTCAGAATTTCTTTCCAAAAAGGAAGTTTTGTAAATCCAGCAATTAGTTCTAATGTAGTAAATACAACACCAGAAATTAGTTTATATAAAAATTTAGCAGCCTCACCAAGACCTGCAACAATATTTTGAAGTTTTTTTTGATTTTCTGGTTTTCTTAGCCAATCTAAAATTGGGAGAACAACAAATAATTGAAACAGAGATCCAAATAATCCAAGTATACCACCTACGCCAGCAGCTGCAACTTTTCCAAAACTAGAGAGCACGCTAGATCGTTCTTTACCACCCTTTTTTGGAGTTGCTTCTTGTCTTTTCGCAAATCTGTTTTTATTTTTTTGTTGGTCTAAAAAGTTTTTTGCCGAAAGTTTTACATATTCATCAAGTACTCTAGCAATTCCATTTGCTGTAGATCCAAGGTTATTCAGAGCCTCTACAACTTTACCATCTCCAATAGAAGTAAATACACCACGTTTGTTCTCAATCTTCCCAACAAACTTATAGAAGTTGATCTTTTTTCCTTTTGCCGCATTTACTTTTTGTTCGTTTGCCATCAGTACATAGTCCACTCAGGAAAAGCAGCAGCTCCATGACGAACTTGGACTTGCTGACCGTTACTAATATTTATTTGTTTACCTCCGATTGGAATTGGAACAGGAATTACCTTTCCAGCACCATAGAGACTTTCTTCTCGTTTTTCTTGTTGTTTTGAAGCATCGCCCAGGGCAGGACCTTTCAATGCTTTAGTATCACCTTGTAATGGCAAAGTATCTTTCAATGCAGTAGATTTGAAATAAGATTGTATTTCTTCATATCCAGATTGACCTGGTTTTACTCTTTTAGCCATCGCTGGGAAATTTTTAGCCCATTCTTGCATTGGTGTGAGTTTTATACTCGTTGACAATGCATTTTTACCAGAAAGATTTTTAGCAGTATTACCAAGTGCATTTGTAGTGTCAATGCCAAACATACTAGAAGCAGGTTTTACTTCAGGTTTTGCTGCTGGTGAACCAATACCTTCAGTAGACATCAATGCACTCTGCAGTGCGGCAAAGGCAGGATTGTTACTTCCTTTGCTCTGCGCCATTATCTGCTGTCCCAGAAGGCGCTTTTCCTCCAGGGTCATAGCATCAATGGATGCTGGTGACATTGCTGCTGTTACTATAGCACTCCCTGGATCAACCATAGATGTAGTAGTTGCAGGAGTAGCTGCAGGAGGTGTAGTAGCTGCTGGAGGTGTAGTAGCTGCTGGAGGAGTTGGTTTACCCATCAAATTAGGCATACCAAATGCAGTTTTTGTGATTGATCCTAACTTATTACCCTTTAGATAATCTTGTATTTCTTCATATCCAGATTGACCTGGTTTTACTCTTTTAGCCATCTCTGGGAAATTTTTAGCCCATTGTTGCATTGGTGTAAGTTTACCTGTACTACCAAATGCTGCTTTTCCAAGATTTTCAATTCCAGGTTTATTTGCTAAAGTAGAAGAGGCAGCAGGAGCAAGGTTAGTTGCTGTACCAAATGCAATATTAGTAATTGGTGGTTTTCCTTTGCCTACTTTGTTATTATAACTAAGACTTTCACGAAGTGCAGGTAGTGGTTCTGAAAAAAGTTTGTAATCTTGTGTATTTACAACCTGTGAGAATCCTAGAAGTTCTTTTTGTGATAGTGGTTTTCCTGTATGTGGAGTACCCGCTGGAACAGCAACAATTCCCTCTTTAGGTGTAATTGCACCACCAGATGAAAGAGACGCATTAGATTTCATCAAACGTTGGAGGTGTGGTGCATAATCAGGATCAGTAGCATAACCTTGTGCTTTCAGCGATGCTGCTGCTGCATCAGCATTTGGAGCTCTATTTACACCTTTATAACTCTTGTAATCCTTATACCACTGAGTAACAAGATGATTTACAGCATCTTGAGGACTTGAGAAGTTTTTGAATCCAGCCTTTATGTATACTGATTTACCACCATAGACTTCTCTCGTTCTATGTTGTTGTGCTGATTCACCCTTAGCTGCTTTGATACCAAAATAATTATGTTGGGCGCTAAGTGCTGTTCCCCATCCAGATTCCAAAGCAAACTGTGCTGCGACAAGTTGAGGATATTTTGCTCCTGCAGCTGCTCCATATCCTTTGAATTTTTTCCATTTTTCTGCTTTAGTGCCTGTTACAGGGGGACCTGCAGGACCAGCTGGTGGGTTGGCGCCAGGTGATGCAGGATCACCAGTCGCTCCTTGTGATCCTGATGGAGATGGTGCTGCTGGGGTAGATGCAGCACTTGTTTCTGCTGGGGTTGCTTCTTCGCCACCACCGCCACCGTCACCACCAATAGATCCAAGTAGTTCAAATAAATCACTAAATGGATCTGATGTAGGAATATTTGCTGTTACATCTTTCAGATTTGGTTTTTTGAGTACTTCTCCTCCACCAATAGAAATTTTCTTAGCACCAAATTCACTAGCAATACCAGAAAGTTCACTTTTATATGTTTGCACTCCAGGTGTTTGACCAAATGTATCTAATATAGATGATGTTGCACCAATCATGTAGTCTGCACCTGGCAAAATACTCTGTGCGTTAGGATCAGTTAGACTTTTCAGTTGGTCTAACGTCATAACAACTTCTGGACCGTCTTCAGCAACTTCAATAATTGATCTTTCGGTAATAATACCACCTGTACTAAATTGACCCTCTGGGATCCCCATCAAGTCAGCAAGTTTATTCCCTAACCATTCTCCACCCCACTGTGCAGCACCAACAATCACACCACCAGCAAGTGCTGCACCTATACCACCAGTACCAAGTCCTAGAGCGGCTGTTGCTGCACCACCAGCAAGTAAACCAGCAACAGAACCACCTAATTTTAGTGCAACACGTCTAGGATCTGTTCCCGCTTTCAAATCAAGTAGTGCAAATGCACCTTCAATGGCAAGATCGATAGGACCAACACTCAATGGACCAAGAGTATTTTTCAGATTTTTTAGTTGTGGTCTTACAAAATCTGCAAATTTAGTAAATGCCTGTGCAAATCCTCCCTTAGCACCTTTCTTTGGAAAAAGTGAAAGTAGTTTTTGTAGAATTGGAGAATTTTTGATAAACTCATCTACTTGTGCTTTTAGTGGTGCTAGAACTTTTTGTAGAATATAATCACCACCTTGTCTTGCCATATCCTGGGTCCATTTCCACCCAGCTTTGACTTTATCTCCTATACCAATTGCGCCTTTCCAGAGATTGTTTGCACCTTCAGCAACTTTTTTTGAAACTTTATCCGCTTGTGCTTTTAGCGCATCTGCTCCACCACGTAACCAATTACCAAATCGACTCCCTTGAGTTTTAGCGAAATCTACTCCAGCATTGAGGGCATCTTTACCTTTATTCAGTACTCTACCAGCAGCATCACGCACTGCTCCTGCTCTCTCACCAACCTCTTTTAGAACTCTACCAGCACCAGATTGTAAGACTCCTTTTGCAACTTGTAGAGCAGCTGGTTTGATTGTGTTATAGAATAGATCTAGGGCAAATTTCACTAACCTATTGGTTACTGCTTTGAGAAATTTCAAACCAATATCAAGAAGACTTTGTGTAAGTCTGCCAAAAAGTCTCCTGACACGTTTGAACGCAATTCTAAATCTCTGAAGTAATTTTTGAAGAGGTGACTTTCCTTTCGGAGTTTTTGGTTTACCGTCTGGTTTTGGATCCTTCGGTTTATTTGCATCTTGTGCTGGTTTCTCATCACCTAAGAGATCCAGCATACTAAGAATACCACCCATGAGTTTCCATGGGTTCAAGAATAATGCTAGTCCTTTGAGGGCAACTATTCCAACTAGTAATTGCCCAAGACCCATAATAACATCCCAGGCTCCGCCAAGGATATTGCCTTCTTTGAACTTACCTACTCCACCAAATACTTTAGCTAAACCATCTAATATATTAGTAACTGCAAATGTTCCCCACTGATAGAGAAATTTGAAGATTTCGCCTAAAAACTCAACTAATCTGAATACTTTTTCTTGATTTTCTGGTTTCCTAAGAAAATCATATAACGCCATAACTGCCGCAAACTTTATAAGCGGCAGAAAAATATTGATAATACTAGCAAATGGACCAAAAATTTTCTCAAGTAGACCTTTACTTTTTGGGTCTTTTTTTAGTTCCTTTTTACCAGATTTAGCGATATCATCATTTGTTAGACCAGCAGATTCTGCAGATGCCTCAGCAGCATCTCCTTTTTTTCTTCGAATAGCACGTCTTTCATCTTCAGCAGAGTCTCTAAGCGATATTGCACGTACTTCTTCAATTGATTTGAGTGCTTTTACACTATTATAAATTCCAGAGAAAGTAGCACCGAGTCTATTCACTCCCAATAAAACTTTTGCATATGGCAGCGAATTAGGTTTTGTTGCTCCAATAAATTTAGCAGCAGATTTTTCCTCTCCTGCCAAAGCTGGATTTACAAATTTATATCCTAATGTTGCTGCCATTTATCTGGATTTTGATTGTTGTTCTTTATACTTACGTTCCTCTTCTTTTAGGTGTTGCAATAGCATAGTAACGTAGATTTCCTTTTCCCATGGAAGTAAGTTATCCAACTGTTCAAGATCCCACTTGTGATAATGCATCAATGCGAAGTTGGTTTCATAATAATTCAACAACGTATTATGCAACATCGCTACGCGAAAAAAGATGCTAACCCCTCAAGAACAACTTCACTTTCAACCTCAGTTTTTGGATTTTTGACCATAAGTTTTTTCTGAAGTTTTGGCATAGTTTCAAAAAATTTCTGAACTTTTTGAAATTGATCAGAACTTAGTTGCTCAAGAAATTCAATTTTTTCTTTACGAGGACTATCTTTACCTTCAAAGATTTGATTATCATCATAAATGTGATCGATGCAATCTGCAGCGAGATCAAATACTTGATCAATTTCAGTTTTATTGCCACTAATATTGACTTTGACAAAAGTATCCAGGGAAGGATATTTCATTACCATACCAACTGTGTCGGTAAGTTCAATTTTTTTGTTATGGTCAGGATTTGTAGTAACTTCAACTTCAGACAAATCAATATCAACCGCTACATCAGTTTCATTATCATCTGGACAAGTAATTAGAACTTTTGTTGATTCACCTACAGATTTAGAACGAATTTTGAGGAACAAATATTCAATATCGAAAGTAGGTAGATCATCAATCATTCCCTTGATATCAGTACAATCAGAAATAATCTGTTTGATTGTAGTAATTGTCTGGGTTTCATCTTCAGACTCCATTGCCAAGAGAAGAAGTTTTTCTTCTTTTACAAGAAAAGGTCTAAACTTGACTTGTTTACCTGTAGAAGGCAATTTCAAAGTATATTGAGGAGTAGTAATTTTAGGTAATGCCATAATGTTCTCAATTCAGTGTAATTATTTAGTAAAAACCTCTGGGGGTCATTTTTTGGCGGAGAATTTTTCTCGACTTTTTAGGAAACAAAAGTGGTTTTTCGTTTACACTTTCTTCAACGTAGGAGTAATGCTAGCATTGGGATCACTAAGCAGATCAAATTTTGGATTGGGGTAGAATCTATAACGTTCATATGAAAATGAAACATCTACAGTCACTGGTGCTCCTGGTTGGTTGTTATATTGTGCAGTACTAATAGTTTTTGGAAACACATTGAAACAAGTCCACATGCCAACAAACTGATTGTATCTAGGTTTATTTGGGATATCTTTTTCTGACAGACCTACTGATGCTAGGTAGTTTTGATCAAGTGGAATTATTCCGCCCCCACCACGCTCCAATTTATAGATGGTCATAGTGGAAGCAACATAGTTATCATAATAGTCTACATATTGATTTGCATCATTTGCAAGAATATTCATCCATCTTTCAAAAAAAGTTACTAGTAGATGACTTCTTGGCACATAAAATGATACAGTTGTTTCAGTAAATGCTGATCCAGTTGCATACATGTATTCAGATCCAACTATTTTAGCACCTGCAGTTGTAACTTGACGAGTTGGTGTATTTACTTCATTTGCATATTGAGACATCAACTCTCTGATTGTCTTATCTGAAAATTTCTTTTGTAGAATTACAGGAACAGTCATATCGAAGTACCATAGATTACTTCTAGATACTTCATGATCTTTATTATTCAAAGCCTTCGCCATGAAGGTTTGTATGCTACCACCTAGAGTAGACTGGGCGAATGACTTACTTTGATTGAAATTAGTTAGTGGCATTATACTTTGAGTTCCTTTTCTGTGATAATCATAAACTGCATTGAATTACCATTACAAAATTCTTCTGCTGCCTTCCACTTTGCCTTATTGACAGCATAAGTAACTACCTCATTGATATACCTTTTAGTATTTCTTTTTTGTGTTTTTGGTTCTTGTGTTTGATAAAAGGGTTTTACCTCAACTATGTATCTGCCACGACCTTTGATATGAACATAAAAATCTGGAAAATATCTATGCATTTTACCATCGGCAGGGGAGACATATGGAATAAAAAGTTCTTCACTTCCCCACTCCAAGACAGACGGAGTAATGTCACACCATTTCATAAATTTATATTCCCACGATGATCTATAAATAATAGTTCTAGGATCACCTTTATATTTCAAAGGAAAGGATGGTGTGTACTTTCCTTGATACCTCATGATAAATAATAGCGGACAGTGTAAAAGTATTTAGGTCTAAAGAATGGCGAATCTTATTTATCCAACTAGATTTCCAATCCCAGGTAAATTGGATGACAATAATAAGGATCAGCCAACTGGATTTATTGATTACATCCAGATTCAACGGGCTGAAGAAAAAAAAGGTTCTGCAAAATCTAATGGATTTTTTTACAATACTGGTCAAGTAGGTGGGAGTGATGGTGGTCTCAAGAATAGAGCCGACGTAGTATATCTTCCAATACCACAAAATCTCAACGTCAACTACATGGCAGGATATAATAATGTATCTTTCGGAGCAGCAGGGGTAGCGGCAGGGCAAGCCCTTGCTGGTGGAATGACCTCTGAAGCTGCCACAGCAGCAATCCAAGACTATGCTGGTAAAGCGATGCCAGATGTTGCCCTTAGCGCACTGGCAGGTGTGATTCAGGCTCTCCCTGGTGGAGGAGCGTCAGGTGTAGACAAAAATGCTTTACTGGCAGTATCTCAAGGAAAAATTTTCAATCCATATACAGAAAATATTTTTACAGGAACTGATTTCAGATCACATACTTTTCAGTTCAAACTAGTAGCAAGAAATGACAAAGAGGCTCAAGTTATTGGAAAAATTATTGCATATTTGAAGCAAGGTATGCTTCCAGATTTTAGCGAAGGGACAGCCTCTGCTGGAGCTCCAGCAGGTGGGTCTGGTGGTGGTGGATCAACTGCAGATGCCGCTCTTGGTAAAACAAACATACAAGGTCGTTACCTTACAGTTCCAGATAAATTCAAATTGAAGTTTATGAGACTCAAAGAAGATGGAACTAAACTAATTGAGCTTCCTCACTACTTGTTCAACATATGTGTACTAAAGAGTCTTGATGTAACTTATACACCAGATGGTAACTATGTATCAATGAAAAAAGCAACGGCAACTACTAACATACTAAAAGTTCCTGCTATTTCACTGACTCTAAGTTTTGCAGAAGTTGCATACACTACAGCAGCACAAGCAGGATCGGGGTACTAATCATGGCAACTTTTTTCACAAGAATACCTGATGTTTACATTGGTGTAAATAACCAAGCACTGTATTATGAGGAAGAGAATATTACCTATGTAAAGGTAAAAAACTTTTTCAGAACAGTAAGAATTAGAGAAGACTATCAGTCATATGCAACTCTGTTTGAACCATATTACATCCAACATGATTATCGTCCTGATAATGTTGCCCAAGAAGTATATGGAGATGCATCGATGGACTGGATAGTCCTGATGACAAATAATATTTTGGATATGTATACTCAATGGCCAAAAAACTTTGAAGAATTGAATAGATATACAAAAGAACTGTATGGTGAAGACGAAATAGTCAAAACTCATCATTGGGAAACTGTGGAATACATAGATGGAGACGGTGATATTATTATTCCTGGTGGAATTATTATACCTGAAGATTTTGTAATGAAGGATTGGAAACGAAGACTTGCACTTCCACCGACAAAATATAAAAAATCCATATCAAACTATGAGCACGAAGATTTTCTAAATGAAAAGAAAAGGTTTATATATCTAATGTCTCCAGGATTAGCTGATGAATTTATACGAGAGTTTGAAGATTTACTTGCATATCCAGAGGATGGTGAAGGTGTTGGGATTCCTGCAGGCTATGATGCACCCATCACATTCCTAGACTATGCTGGGACAGCAAATATGATGCCAAGTGGGAGATCAATCTATCCTACATTTGGAGTAACTTCTAATTTCTTTGCAGCTGCATCAGCGACACAAGCATTCTTAGAAGTAGTAGAAACACCCAAAGTTTCCAGATCATATCTTGGATCATATGGTGGTGGATCGTCTAGTGGTGGATCGTCTGGTGGCGGATCATATGGTGGTGGATCGTCTAGTGGTGGATCGTCTGGTGGTGGATCATCTGGTGGCGGATCATATGGTGGTGGATCGTCTAGTGGTGGATCGTCTGGTGGAGGGTCATATACCCCACCCAGTGGTGGTGGAGGGTCATATACCCCACCCAGTGGTGGTGGAGGGTCATATACCCCACCCAGTGGTGGTGGAATGGGATCATATAGTAGTGGTGGATCGTCTGGTGGTGGATCGTCTGGTGGTCACTCCCATGGGGGTGGATACTGATGAAACTACTACATACCTTCTTAGTATCACTACTCCTAACAATTCCAGTACAAGCATCACAAGTCATAAAGAAACAACCAACAGTGGCACCATATTCACTGGCAGCTATGGGGTGTATGATACTTCTGGAATGTACTGAGGGTGTAGAGCAACTTACACCAGAATCAGAGATATTCAAAAGTTCAGACTTTGATTTATTCCGAGATGAAATCAAAGCAATCCTTACTGGTTTGGCAGCTAGTAAGGTGACTGCGTATCTCGCACCAAGGAGATACTGGATACCAGCAACCATTGGTCTTTATAAACCAGATGTAAATCGTCTTTATATTAGTGAATACCTTCTCAAAGACCCCAGAGAATTTCTAGGCACGCTACGTCATGAAGGATGGCACGCTGTCCAAGATTGTATGGCAGGCGGTATCAGCACACCATTTATGGCACAAGTCCATCAGGACAAAGAGATACCCGATTGGGTAGTCAAGCAAACAACAAGAACCTATACTGCTGCTGGTATGGCTCGTGCTATTCCTTGGGAGTCAGATGCTAAT